CGCGTCTGAACACGGTGTTCATCTTTGAGCGCCTTGACCGATTTCAACTCGACAATGATGCGCGAGTCTACAACCAAATCTGCCCGAATGTTTCCAATTGCATGGTCATCAAACATGATTGGAACGATTCGTTCAGTCTGATAAGGAACGCCGAGACGCCGTAGTCCAACTTCCATGGCGTTGTGGTATACGCGCTCCGAAAATCCAGGTCCGAGAGCGTGCCAAACCCTCGTCGCCACGAGTTTTATGCTCTCCTTCATGCTTCAGGAACAGGCGGTGGGTTTAGATTAAAGATTGGCATGGACGCTTGTTGGACATTTTCGCCTCCGGATCGCTTGTAAAATCGCTTCTCGAGCACAGGACTTCCACGATACACGACCGGAAACATCATGGCGTCAAACTTGGAAGCATCGAGGGTCGCCTGAATCGAAGCGATAATTTGTACTGGGAGAATATCACCGGGCTTGAGTTCAAAAACCCATTCATTCTTGGCTCCCTCTTCTCCATCTACAATCTCATCCTCAGGTGCTACAAGACGCTTAAGCTGTTCTGTGTGCTCCGTCGTCACAAAACTCACAGGTACGATAATCACGTCATTCGAATCTTCGGTGACACGGGCTCGATCGAGCCAATACTGCACCATTCCTAACGATTCTTTTAATCTCTGTTTTAAGTCCAGCTGAAGAGGCCGCTTCGCGGCGCTGTCCGTTGGACAGCTATTTAATCTCCGTTTTATGTAGATGGAGACGACGTTGTACGTCGATTCCAGACAAAGGGACACGAGTCTCTACCCTTCAGGGAACTCATACACGCTGTTTCTTCAATCGCCGGTACACAACGTGAGTCAAGTGGACCTCGTGTCCGCCAAGATTCCAAACACAATGTACAACTTGACGACGAGTTCGAATGTATTAGCATTTGATACGGCTAATGTAGTATTGAATCCTGGATTTTACTCAACATGTTCCCTCGTCGATACGTTCAACAATAGTAATCAAGTGTCGAACGTTGCACTCAGTTACCTTGACGCTGAAGGTAAATTCATATTCACGGGAAATTTGGTGTCCGTGACGACTTTGACACAGGAAATTGCAGACATTCTTGGTTTGTCACTCGGAACGACATTATCAAGTCCTATAGCCGCGAATACTGTTTACCAGAGACTTTATCCGACTGCAAATGCATACGTCGTTTCAGATCGTATCGTCAGTCTCGAGATGAACGATTACATCTGGCTCGATATTGAAGAGTTCAGAACCCCTTTCACGACTGACGCGCGCAAGTTGATTTTGAATCCACAGGGCGTGTACACGACGACGAGCAATACGTCAGCACGTTCATTCGCAATTATACCGATGGATGTTCCGTCGGGTGGAATAAAGGCGTTCAAAGAGGCGGGTGATTACCCAGTGAGCGTCACATTCCCGTCACGACTCGATTCGCTCGATCGTCTCACGGTGAGATGGCTCGATCGGAATGGTAAACCGCTCGATTTTCGCGGACTCGACGTCAATTCATTCACGCTACGACTTCATACGGTCTATGTACCGGATCAAGTCGAACGTCCTGTAAGTCTGCCTCCACCCGTCCCGTTCGAAAAGGACAATCAGAAGATTGTGTGGGGTGCTATGATAGCGCTTATAGTCGGTCTCATGTTGATAATTTTGGCTGGAAAGAAGAAATAACTCGTTTCCACCGCAGGTGGAAACAATGTCAACCATGGGACGGCGATCATCGCTACGCGATGATCTTAAAGATCCTCAGCCATCAGGGACATGCCTTTGATACGACGCTGCTCGGATTGAGTCGTCGCGCCTGGGGCGCGCCAAACACCGGCGCCTCTGAACGCGAGAATTGCGAGGACGATGAGCAGAATAAGAATCACCAGAATACGCTTCATTTACTAAGTACTCAGAATTTTCTACGGACCCATGCGGCATTCTTGAGGATCGTATGCTGGGCGGTTGGCGACGTACGCTTGAGGTAGCGAGCGAGCACCTGAAGGCGGCGAAAGACGGCCAGCGGCGAATTGCTCTTCATCGCGAACGTCAGAGACTTGTAGCGGTTGGGTGACGATGCAGAGACTGTGTACCCGTAAAGTTTCCCTGGAGACAGAGGTGGGAGCGAATACGGGCCCTTACCTGGGAGACCACGGTTGCGGATCAGAGAGGACTTGACGCGCACGGTACCGCCTGAAATATGGCGTGTGTATGCACGGTGTGTCGCACTGGCTGGGACGCGGATGGTTCGGGGCTTGCGGCGGAACGTGTATGCCCGGCGACGAATGGTGTACATTTGTTAATGGTACTGTACATTTTTTTTCTAAACTAAAAAGGTCAACATCCTGTCTTCCAATGAAGTACGTCGTGGCGGATTTTGAATCGACGACTCAAAAGATTATACACTCGATAAGCTTCACACCTGTTAACGTCACTGAGAAGAAGGAATGGGTGTCCCATGGGCGTCATCAGAATCCCGAGTACCGAAAGAATCGGTCGGTGACGCACGGTGAACTAAGAACCATCTTCATCAAAGAGGCTCTCGACGACCCTATGATTGCTGAAAATGAACGCGTCCAAACAAAGCTCGGTCGAACAATCATACACGGTCAAGAGGCGGAAGTGCTTCCCTTTCGTGATGCCATATGCGAATTCATGCACACGGTGTGGGAGCAAGGGGATGGAAACTGGCTCGCACACTCGATGGATAACGAACTTGAGATTCTACAGGCGACTGACGCACACTTCAAGACGGGTCTGTTTCCGAAACCTCTCCGGGCGTTTCCAGATTGTTCGACGATCCCAGGATGGAACAAAATCGCCAAAGTGTGTACGCAGCACGTGCTCACGACGCGGTGTCCCGACTTTTTTGCACGGTACCAGTCATGGATGACTATGAATGGATGGACTCCGGCGAAGTTTTCGTCTCGTCTGGAGGATTTCGTTCGTTTTGTTCGGGATGACCGGGATTATTTTCAGAAGCACGTTGCTCCGTGTGACGTGATTGATCTGTGCGAAGTGCTTGCAGTGGCGAACCCTCCCCTTGATGGCAAATCGTACATGATTTCAACGCCTGTTTCAATGTGGAATGGTACCCAAACGAAAACATCTTCAGCTTCGCATCCATCGATACTCCAAAATCAAACAGCTCAAACTTAGACATATCAATTTCAATGAATGGGTAATTGTATCGCGGACGTATACGCATCATCGTAAACAGGATGCTTGCCAGGTATGACTTTAAGTTGCGCGTGTCGTATTCGCTGTTTTCTGACCACATTATTCGCATACCCTTGACGTCTGTTGAACCCATAAAAATGCCACAAGGTGTATCCTCCATCATTCCACCGTCAATGTATCGACGTCCCTGGTGTTCGATGGACGCAAACAACAGTGGTACGGCGATGGTCATACAAAGTGCATCTACGATGGACATGTTCGGTGTCGAGTCACATGAAAAATATTCGGTACGCGCCAAATTGACACAATAGGCGCTGATATGAATCTTGGGCATTGTCGGTCGTAACTCTTGAAGTTCACGAAACGTCAGATCCTCTTTGCTGAAAAAGACACGAATAATGTCGGCGATGACGCTTCGAACCTTCTTTTGACTGACAAGTCCGAAATTACGTAGGAATTGTCGAATGTTGGGTTTCATAATGTCCTTTACCGGGATATCTAGTGAATAATCCAAAATGGTTTTGATGTTGCCTTCGGCGACAACGTAAAAAAAGGCGAGAAGGCCACCGGCGCTCGCCCCTGAAATTTCTTCGAGATTGTCTAGCTCGTGACAATCTCGAAGGGCGCCGAGCGCGCCGAGAAATGCGAAATAAGTCATTGCACCCGGTCCGATCACCAGGTGTTTCATTAACATGTCAGTGCTTCTTCACTTTAGGCTGAGCATATAAAGTGTCGAACGTACCAGTGCCGTAATTTCATCCTGAATGTTCTTCAAGTACGTGTCTCGTGGAAGGCGCATGCGGCGAAGCTGTGTCAGCAGCGAGCGGAAATACAGTTTGGGGTTGCGTGCAATTGTGCGACGGCCGACAATGATACGTCTGAATCGACCATACTTACCCATGTACGCCTCGGCGTAGCTGTCGAGGAGGGGGACGATACCTTCATAGTACGCCTGGAGCGCCTTGTGCTGCGCAAATGAGTTTGTCGTCAAATGAAAGGCGTGAGCCTGCGTACGGGAATTCATGAGAAGACCCACGTACTTTTGTCCGTTCATTTAATAGTAGGCGGCGAAATTCTTACGCAGGAAGGAGAAGACCAGGGCAAACACCAGCGTGTGGACACCCACGGCCAGCAGGGAGGACTGGCCAGACATCCAGACACCCTTGTTGGCTGGTGGGATGGTCAGCAGCACACCTGGCGTCAGCAGCACGAACAGAACCGCTGGTACAATCAGGTCAGCTGGACGCAGAGACACCTTCAGCACAAACTTGGCAACCAGGTAGTACACCAGGGACAGGACCAGGGCGTGGACCAGCACTGGGCTGGGGCCAACGCGCAGCAGCAGGCCCGGGCTGAGCAGGGCAAACAGGATGGTGGGGGTCAGAATCTTGGGACCGGTGATATCCATGTGAGCAGATACTATCTACCGAGAAAATTGTCGGACAAATTCGGCAAAATTATGGAAAGATGCCCTGTTCAAAAGTGTACTGTTGAGATGATTGTCCTCGAGGTACTGACGAAGGGACATCCACATGTTAAGAACATCCTCTGAGTGCCAGTCGTGCCAATCCTGAGGAGCGAGGACAATCTCGTGGTCCTCATTTTCGTCGTATTGCTCATCGAGGTCGTCACCACCAAACAGAGCGTCGTCACGGTACTCGTTATTGATACCCATTGTTGCTACTTGTTCTTCTGGCGAACCAACTCCTTAAGCGGATTTTTTGACGGTGATTGTGTTACGCTCCTTGACGGGTGCGTGGTCGACTATAACCTGATAGACCTGCTCGACTTTAGTTTCGTCACCACCAAAGTATGCACGCAGACCAGCCAAAATCACATTCTTTGTGATGCTCCCACGAGACTCTTTCGTACGCAGGGACACCTTCTCCTGGTTGATTTTTACAGTGTCAACATCCTGAGTCTCCTTAATCTCCTTCATGTGGCTCTGGACCTGAGCCCGGAGCTCCTTTTCGCGCTTATTCAGTACAGCCATGTCTTTCCTCGCAGCAGCAAGCTGGTGCTTCAAGGAGAGCCATTCAGTCATAATGGCCTTGAAATCGTCCATTTGTTAGTTAAAGGGTGTTTTTTTTAAGTTCTGCTGTACCAAGTCGCGAAGCGACTTGTTCCGTCGCGAAGCGACTTGGTTCCAAGTCAGTTTGACTTGAACCCCGGGTTGATCCCATTTCGACTGCGTCGAAATGATATCTACTTCTCATAGCTGTTCTCAATCTCAAACTTGGGACGCATGGTGTCCGGTGGGATAGTGGACAGGTTAAAGATGCTTACTGGGTCGCGTGGGTTGGGTGGCTCCGAGCGGAAGTCGCGGTTGGCGTTACGCAGGTTGCCGCCGATGGTCTCGGGGAAACCAATCTGGGCACGTGGGTCCAGGAAATTCTGACCAGACAGGATGGCGTCTGGAGAAAACTGGCCGAAATCCTCGGTCGTCACCACCTCCTTGGGGATCAGACCCACGTTGGTATTGTCGTACACTGGCATGTCGACAGTGCGCACACCGGAGCCGCTGCCAATGTCGAATGGAGCAGGCTCGTCGACCGAGGCGTAATGACCGCCTGGTTTGTCCTCGAGACCACCCTGGGTAATCAGACCGCCGGAACCACCCTGATTGATCATCGGGCCAGAAGGAGCGCCTGACGTCTGGCCGAAATTTGCACCCTCAGGGTCATTGCTTGATGGAGTGTAGTCACTACGCTTCTGAGGATAGAATACCATCATGGCGATAAGGAACAGAAGAATCAGAATCGCCAGACCTTTGCCGTCCATGTTATACTAGTATACGACTTTTTTTTTCAGTCCAGGTAATCTGTCGGGTCCTCATCCTCCTCTGGCTCCGGCTCGTCGGCAAACTGAAACTCGACTGGGTACCCTTTCGTCTTTGGCTTTGGGGCCGGACGCTGACGAACCTGGACGACGCGCCAGATGGGACCGAACGAACGCTTGAGGAACCAGAGCCCTGCAAGCTCGAGCAGAAAATCACACGCGCCTGAAATCTCCTCGATGGGATTCTTCTGAGCATCAAAGAACGTCGTCACCACTTTGCCCTTGATGGTAGCAAGGGACGCAGACAACTCACCGTCTGCGGATAGGCTCGCCTGGTATGCCGAGCGAATAGTCTCAGTGGAAATATCCTTGCCGAACCACTCAAGCTTCCTCACCTCCGCCTGACTCAGAAGCTCGTTATCGATATTCTCAAACAAAGTTTTTGAAGGCACCTTGAGATTCACCTGACGCGTCTCCTTGGTCAGCGTTCCGTCTACAGGGACGCTATTCACCTGATGGAAGACACGAGCATCATCCTTTGCTGAAACCTTGAGAAAGTAACGACCATCTGGAATCTTTACGGGAGTGCCGTACTCCATGATGATCAAAAAACAAACCTACGCTCTAAGTAGAGATGAGTCTTGCAAAGTGTCCAGAAGGCTACGTCGAATTACCAGTTGATAAGACTCGGTGTCGTCATCCCACAGGTTCTGCTGTAACAGTGCTGAAGATTTGTCCGTCTGGGTTTACTGTTGACGTTTCGGGTCTCTGTATTGCAAATGCCCCCGCTACGGTCGAACCGTCGTGTCCGTCTGGATACACACCCATCCCAACAGATCCATCGAATTGTGCTACATCAACGAGTTCGACAGTCGTTAAAAAGGTTTGCCCGACAGGATACACGCTTCAGGCAAACGGTCTCTGTGGTACTGGAGTTACGTATTCAGTTTCAGGACCGACATATTGTGGTGCACAGTACTCTGGAAAAAATTGTACATATCAGGCCCAGGTTACATCTGGTTTTAATCCAGCGACTGGAACAGAATCTGGTCCAAATATGATTTGTGCTTTTCGGGAAGGTGACGCTCAATTTCCATGCGATCCAGGGTGCTGTGAAGCACCATCGACAGGAGAAGGAACTAGTAGTGCTGGAGCATCCGCTGAAGAAGGAGGATCCGCTGAAAGAGGAGGAAATATAGTGGCGAATTTTCCAATATGGGCTATTATTCTACTGATAGTTCTTGGAACAATCATACTTGCTGTGTTTATCGCATGGGCTGCCAAAAAAATGTCACGAAAGAATAGATGATGGAAACGTCAGACGATATATGGAAAACCTTGACTGATACGAAAGAGTACAAGTATATAAAGAATACTACATTATACGAAAAATTCAAGGTATGGCACTTGATACTCTTTGCGATCGTAGGTCCGATGCTGACATGGCCGATGCTCGTGCTTCTTCTGATTATCGGCTTCACTACAAAGACGATGAACTTCGTAAAAGGGGTTAAAGACACGAAGAGCTCTACTGATAACAATGGCTGACACCGTGACTCTGCAGACTGTACTCGATGAGATCAAGCTCCTCCGCAAGGACCTCCGCAAGGTGAAGAACCTGATCGAGGACCCCAACGGCGAGAAGGCCAAGGCTCGTTCGACCAGCAACGGTTTCAACAAGCCTCTGGACATTTCCGAGGAGCTGCGTAAGTTTCTGAAGCTGGGTGCAGGCGAGCAGATTTCCCGCTCTCAGGTGACCAAGAAGGTGAACGAGTACGTGACCGAGAAGGGTCTGAAGCAGGGTCAGAACATCAACATGGACGCCCCACTGAAGGCGATCCTGGACCCACCTGCCGACGTACAGGTGACGTTCCTGAACATCCAGAAGTACATCAACAAGCACTACATCAAGTCTGAGGCGCCTGCCAAGCCAAAGAAGGAGGCTGCTCCGGTTACGGCTGAGACCCCAAAGCCAGCGGCGAAGCGTCCGACGGTGAAGAAGGCGTGAGACAAGTCGCGGAGCGACTTGGATGCCTTGGATTCTGCTCCCCGTTGGATTTTTTCCAACGTCTAATGTAATATGAAGGTTCTTCTGCTCATTCTGCTCCTTGTCATTCTACTCTTTCTCTACGTGACCAACAAAAAACCAGTGAGCCCGACGGGTGTGTCTGGAACCGGTCCAGGGTATATTCCTGCGTTTCAGGGTTACCCAGAGGTGGGTGTCAGTGGAGTTTAAGGTCTCGTTCACGAGACCGCCGGCGGCGGACACGGGGTGTACAACACCCCGTGGACTTAAAAACAAAAAACTCAACAGAGTGTAATGGAAACCGTTGAATCACCGGAGCTCATCGATGCACCCCCTATCGACCGCCCGGCGCTTGAACGACTCGTAGGCACGAAAATTAATGACGTTAAATTGTATCGCAGATCTTTCACGCATAAATCAGCACTCAAAAAGTACAAGGGTCTTGAAGGCTCGTACGAGACGCTGGAATTTATGGGTGATTCCGTTCTCGGGTTTATCATTACGCGTTATCTGTTTGAAAAGTTTCCAGAGGAGCAGGAGGGTTTTTTGACCAAGGCGCGTACGAAACTCGTGCGGGGCAAGACGCTCTGTGAAATTTCAAAACGTCTCGGTCTCGATAAATGGATACTCATGGATGATAAGGGGATGCGTAACGGCTGGAACACGAACGAAAACATCCTCGAGGATGTATTTGAGGCACTCGTAGGGGCCATTTACCTCGACATTGGTATGATTCACGCCAAGGCGTTTGTGTTTGCGGCGTTTGAGCACGTTGAAATGAATCTGACGGACGACAACTACAAAGATCAGCTCATGCGATGGTGCCAAGCGAACAAGGTGCCTTTGCCGGAGTATCAGGTCCGAGGACAATATAACGGCACTTTCCACATCGAGGTGATTGTTGACGGCATTTCCCATGGGTCAGGATTTGCCAGTACGAAGAAACAAGCGGAACAACATGCGGCTCAAATTGCACTTAAGACGACAGAGCGTTTCAAGAAGTAAAGATGGGTTGGGGCGTTTGTTTCTCTCTCGACGCCAATGGTTACGTGTACTGTGCAGACGGCTGTAAATGGCGGTCCCGTAAGAGCGATTACGATGAGTATCCTCCATGGCCTTCGGCTCGGCAAGCGGTCCTCGATTACTTCGAGGGTGATGCACATAGTGAACTTGATATGATTCGTGACGAGTTTCCAGGGACTGCAGCTGGTTTGTACGCAGCGTGCGACGAGCATCTCGGTATGGCGTTTCGTCAGTACGACCGTATGTCCGATGACGAAAAGCGTGAGGCTCATAAAGTCTCCATGACCGAGTTTGAGGCGGAGTTGACCCGCGCCAAAGAGAAGCTTACGGAAGCTCTCGAGGTTTACAAGGATGCAAAGACGACATGGACCGGGTACAAAAAGAATCCACCCAAGATGAAGCCAGCCAAGACACGTGCCGATGAACTCCGTCAACTCATGGAGCCTCTACTTTTGGAACTTGCCATGGAAGAGGCGGCCGAGGATTGTGACCGTTGGCGTCGTGACAAGGCGCGTGCGACCCGGATGCTCAATCTCGAAAAGAAATTTACACTTAGTTAAACAATCTCTGCCTTTTCATTGAAGTATGCACCCTAGGGTTGCTGAATTATTGGCACAATCATATGCCGATCAACGAAGTCAGGAGTGGCTCGATCTCCGTGGGAATCTCCTGACTGCGAGCGACGCTGCAACAGCAATAGGTCTC